TCACGGACCAACCAGTATGAAAGAATTCAGTCCATGGAAGTCATGGATTCGATATATTTTAGAGAAAAACTACCTGAGAATGTGGTATTATTTCCATTACAAAGGATAAAACGGTATGTACACCAAACTACCAGAAAGCCCAGTAAGAAAAGTCTATAAATGTAGACACTGTGGAGACGTCTCCATAAAATTTTATAATCCAAAACACGATAGAGTATACACTGCTGAAGAGTGGGAAATAATCATGACTGATGGCAGGCAGGCATTGGATAAAGCACTTAGATTGGTGCGTGAAGATCCAAAGATGTTTTCATAAACAGCTATTCTTATAGATGTTTCTACCACAAAAATATTTTTAATTATTTTTCTGTCAAACTAAGGTTACAAGGTTACAAGGTTACAAGTAGCAGAATACTTAGGTTTTTATGTAACTTTATGTAACTTTAAGGTATTATTAAGGTTACAAAATATCTATATTTTACGAAAATAACTCGCATTTCCCACAAAAATTTTATATAAATTAAGTTTGTAAAGAAAACATCTATTGAAATGATGCATTATGGAAGAAAATAAAGAAGTATTTGTACCACAACCAGTCTCAGACGCATTGTTTGATGACAAAATTACACCAAAACAAAGAAAATTCATACTATTGCTGGTGCATTCAGAAGGGCTGAAGACCGCAACTCAATGTGCAATTGAGGCAGGTTATGCAAAAAGAAGCGCATTCATGATTGCATCTCGGTTGCAGAATGTAAACAAATACCCGCATGTGGTGAAGGCAATTGATGCTGAGGTGAGAGCAAATACCGAAAGATATAGATGTACACAAGAAAGGTCGCTAGCTACATTAGCACGCATTAGAGATCAAGCATCTCAACAGGGGAACTGGAATGCTGCGGTTGCTGCAGAGACCAGGCGTGGGCAGATCGCTGGGTTGTATGTTGATAAGAAAGAGATACTCACAGGTACGATAGATTCCATGTCAAGAGAAGAGGTTGAAAAGAAACTACAGGACTTGAAGGAACAGTACAGTATTGAAACTACGTTTGAAGAAGTAAAAGAATTAGAAAATAAAGCTTGACTATAAAATAGAATGGGACTATATAGGTTTTTGGTAGCTCTCCCAACATAAGAAACAGAACGGAGGGAATAGACGTCGGTGTTAGTGCATATTGAAATTTATTTCAAAGGTAGGGTGCCCCTCGCTACTATAAAAAAGGAATCAGAGGAGCCTATGGATAAACTCACTGCTAGTAGCCGAGCTAGTTCCCTTCGGCAAGAAAAGGAGAAAGTATGTTAACTATAATTAGACCAGATTTGTACGAGTATACTGCATTACCTATGACAGATGATTTGTTTTGGCGTAGAGTAGAGAATTTGAGGCGTGCAGCGCTGACTGCTGAGAACTTTGAGTTTAGGTTGTTGTATTATAATCAAATGATGGAATTGATGAAGAGGTGTCCATGAAAGATAGTAATTGGGATTTTGTTTGGATGGCAGTTGGTTTGTTGTTGGTTGTAGGTCTTAAACCACTAATCATAATCTTAGCATTGTTGTCTATGTTGATATATTTCTTTTGAAACCAGAAACTAAATATTGGAAGTTAATTAAGAAAAATATGCCAGACATTTTCTGGACTCGTATCGAAAGTTGGTCAATGCCTGGCGTACCAGATTGTTATGGTTGCAAAGACGGAATCATGTTCTGGGTCGAATTAAAGATAACTAAAGATAAAAAAATAAAGTTAAGCCCTTTTCAAAAAGCGTGGCATTTTAACCATGCAAGACAAGGTGGGAGAAGTTTTATTATGCTCCTCTCCCTCGAAGAGAGCTTATCCTGTATCTTTCCGAGCTCCATTGCCGTGAGCCGCGCTGCATTGGACAGCTCCATTGCTAGTTTTACCCATCCCGTCCCTGGTGATTCAGGATCCTGGATGCGAGCCCAGCAGTTCCTTCTCCATTCTCCATTGCCTCCATCACCGCAGAAACCCAACCTTTCTAGTAAGTAGTCTTCCCGCAGCTGGGGCAGCAGACGGTGATGCCGTGCTTCTCCATCAGCCAGAAACCTAGCATTTCTCAGGCATCTCGGATCCTGGTTCTCCCGCAGCGTAACCTGCTGCCAGGTAGATTCTCCATTACGCATTGGCAGAAAGGTAAGGGTTGTGGGACTGTAGTAGTTACAGTACTCAGGAGCACACCCAGCTGAAGGAACTGTGGTTGGATGAAGCTAGGTAATTTTTTTTACATCTCTGGGATAAAAGTTCTTGACTATCTAATAAAGTGGGACTATATAAGTACATGTAGTTCAATCGGATTCCGTACCTGACAGGGCTGGCGAGTTTAAACACCAGATAACAACTACAGTGGCTACTGAATCCGTTTAGAAGTTTTGCAAACGGCCACATAAATTAGGGGTTGGTGACAAAGTCATCACGAAAGGTGCGAGTCCTTAGGCCAACCCCCATTACATTAGAAAGGAAGAAACATGGAAACAGTTACAATATTACCAGACCAGAAGCGGGACCTGCGCTGCGCTGACTTGGTCAAAGAGAAGTGGACAGAGAGGCAGGAAGACCTGAAAGATCCTGAGTTTGAAGGTCTCGGGTTTGATTACGTTGAACCGCATACATTCACCGACCAACCCGAAGGTTATCACCGTTGGCAGTTCTCCTGGGGCGGGCCCAGCGACGAGCTGCGCGCATACGTGAACGAGCACCGCGAGATCCATCGCCTTGAATACTGGTACCTGGACTGGTACGACGGCGCATCCATTCAGGTGAACCAGGACGCTGAAGCCTGGACTCAGATGCAGGAGATGGTGCACGCATCATGATCCTGCTGCTAATCGCATTGCTCCTGCTTGCTACAGTAGGAGCTGCAGCAGCCTTCCTGGCGACACACGTCTTCCTCCTGTACTTCTGCATTACCTTTGTGTTGTATTTGCTGGGAGTTGTGTGACTCTAGTAGTTCCCCGCAGCTGCGTCTGCATCCATCACCGTCATGCCAGATTTTTTTTGGTGGTACTATAGTAAGTTCAGGGGGGACGTCACCTGCTGAGGCACGGAAGCTCTTGTGGAAAAAAAAATTAATAATAAGTATTGACAAATAAAGTGGGACATGCTATATAAGTAATATTAACTAGAAAGACGAAAGGAGAATAAAATGTCAAAAGCAGTTAATATATTAGAAGTGCTAGAAAAAGCACATGAGAGCAAAGCTAGAATTAGCAAAAAGAATAAACAGGCAATCATAGACGCCTATGGTCGTGCCTTAACAATGCAAAAAGTTTTAGCTGACTTTATCAAAGTAAACCGACAACTAATGATAGACCTAGCGTTTGGCGAGAACGCTAACCTATTACACGGGAAGGATTACTCACTTCATGTTCAACAAAAACTTGGTGCTAAAATCGACAACACCCTTGTTAAAGAAAAACTTGGCGAGTTGGAATATCACAAATGCAAAGTTCCAACGGAGTATAAAACGATACAAGCTATGCCTTTATCGGAAACTACGGTGTCGAGAAACAAAAAAGCAACGATAGACGAGGTTGCAGATTTCAGAATAACTGCGTAGTACCGATAAATTGCCTACGCATTACCCATCACCGCTAATCGGTGATGGGGTTTTTTCTTTAGTTAAAGTAGCACATGTCCCCCGCACGGAAGTTCCATCTGCATCACTGCGTCATGTTCTTTTGTTTGTGTTGCTTTAAGATAGTTTTGGACACCATGCGTGCGTCTGGTCGGTCGTTGTCAAGTAAAAAAGTTATGTCAATAAGATGAGAAAGTTATCCACAAAAAAGATTTTATTTTCTTGAGTATAAAATAAAATGGGAGTAAGAATATCTAAACAATAAAAAGGGAGTTATCAATGCCTGATAATAACTACAAAAGACTAGATGAATACCTATTAAGATTTAATTGGTATTTTAAATTATGTTTAACCTTAATAAAGTTAAAGTATTTTATTAAGAAAATAATATGGAGGATTACAAATGCCTGATAGTAATGACGACTTAAGAAACAGATTAGCTGTTTTAGAAAATCAATTAGGACTAAGGAATAATACTGATGTTAACACTAGGAACAATAATACTGCTGTTCAAGACAATTTGTTTGGTTCTAGTTCTAGCATTAATTGGAAAGCTCTTTACAAGCTCTTAGAGAGTGAAGTTGAAGAGTTAGCCTTCGATCCTAACGCCCCACAATTCGTAAAAGATTGGGCTACTAGATTAATAGCTAAACTTAGAACAAGAGTTTCTCCTAGAGATTTACTCTAGTAGAATTCCTCGAGGACAGGCAAAAAGGCAGGGTACTCCCTGCCTTTTTTTATGCGTATCACCTGCTGCCAGGCAGCAGCATCACCAGGCAGCTTCAGCTTCCTGGTTATCACCAGCTCAGTAGTAAAACCACATTAGGTACTTAGAACAGACCACACCCACGACATCTAGTAGTAGTGACCCCCACCGAACCAATTCGGGGGGTCGCTGTGGGATCGCTTCTAATAGTCAAGTTTTACACAAACAGAAAGTATGATATAACTTTTTTATGGAAAAAAAAGAAATCCCAACGGAATTACTAAAATACGAATTAAGGAATTTACAACTGAAAGTGTCTGAGGAGTCCCGTTCCTCCTTCCTAACTTTTGTAAAAAAAGTTTGGCCAGACTTTGTTGCAGGTTCACATCACAAAATTATTGCAAAAAAATTTGAAGACATTTCACGTGGAAAGATAAAACGACTAATTGTCAATATGCCACCGAGACATACAAAGTCAGAGTTTGCTTCTAATTTATTTCCTGCATGGATGCTTGGACAAAAGCCTAAATTAAAGATAATACAGACTACACACACGGCAGAATTGTCGTATAACTTTGGTAGGAAAGTGAGGAACCTATTTGACCAACAAGATTTCAAAGATGTTTTCCCGAGTGTCAGCTTATCACAAGACTCTAAGGCAGCGGGGCGTTTTACAACTAACGCTGGTGGAGAGTATTTTGCTGCTGGTGTGGGCGGTGCTATTACTGGTCGTGGTGCTGATCTCCTTATTATTGACGATCCTCACTCCGAGCAAGACGCACTCAGCCAAACAGCCATGGACAACGCCTACGAATGGTACACCTCTGGACCCCGACAACGTTTACAACCTGGTGGTGCTATTGTTATAGTTATGACTCGTTGGTCCACAAAGGATCTTACGGGAAAATTATTAGCACAACAAACAAACGAACACGCTGATAACTGGGAAGTGGTCGAATTTCCAGCCGTCTTGAACGATAAACCGTTATGGCCACAGTTTTGGAAAATTGAAGAACTACAGGGAGTTAAGGCTTCGTTGTCCGAGCAGAAATGGCAGGCACAGTGGCAACAAAAACCGACATCGGAAGAAGGATCTATCATCAAACGAGAGTGGTGGAAAATGTGGCCAAAAGATGACATCCCTCCTTTAATGCACGTCATACAAAGTTATGACACCGCTTATAGTAAAAGAGAGACAGCGGACTTTAGTGCGATAACCACTTGGGGTGTATTTAAACCCGTGGAACACGGCCCACCGCACATCATCCTTGTTGGTATGCGA